TGACCTTGAAATCTTTATCTACTGTTGCCAAGATCTACCACTCCCTCTTTTATTTATTTTGTTATGCTAAAAGTGTACCTACAACAGTAACTGTTGAGTTATTGTTGACGGTTGCTACACGAAGACGAACAAGTGCAGCAGAAATATCAGCAGAGATTGTCATTGCTGAACCATTTGTGCCTACCATTGCGTATTCTGTGATAGCAATATTATCTGATGTGTCAAGAGTTAAAAGAACTTCTGCTACATCTGTGTGTGAGCCATAGGCTGTCTTTACAAGGAACTTTGCAGTTCTGTAATCTTCCTTTGACCAATCAAATGCTGTTACAGTAGATGCAGTTGCAACTTCAGTTGTTGCTGCTACTTGCTTTGCTACTGAATTAACCTCAATTTCTGTGAAGTTTGGAACTACAGCCTCAAGAGCAGATACTGCACGAGCATCTGTAAAGTAAAGGTTTGATGTACCTTCAATAAGATCATCTGTATCAGAATCTGCAACACCATTTTCTGCTGATACTGTCAAAGACTGAGTATTAGAGTCATATGAGATTGAGATATTTGTCTGAGATGCGTTCTGAAGAAGAACTCCTGCAGCATTAGTTGCACGAGAATCTGTGAAGTACATATTATTGCCTTCTTCAACATCATCTGTTGTGAGGTTATTGATTGTACTTTCTACAGCATCAATTGCATTATCTGTATAATTGTTTGCATTTGTTTCTGCTGTTGCTGCTGCACCTGCTGCATCATAATTGATAGCAAGGCTATCAGCATATGCTTCTGCGTTTGTCTCTGCGTTGTTTGCTGCATTTGTAGCAAATGATTCTGCGTTTGACTGTGCTGTTGCTGCAGAACCTGCTGCATCATAATTAACAGCAAGGCTGTCAGCATAGGATTCTGCTGCTGACTGAGCATTATCTACATACAACTTGTTTGCTGCATCGCCATTTGCTGTTGGTGCTGCAAGGCTTGTAACCTTGTTGCTTCCCATATTAAGATCGCCAGACATTGTGTCGCCAGACTTAGCAACCTTTTCCCCTACTGATGTAGCAAGGTTAGTTGCGAAGTTAGCATCGTCTCCGATTGCTGCAGCCAACTCATTAAGTGTGTCTAGAAGTGCTGGGGCAGAATCTACAAGATCTGCAACCTTTTGATCAGCATAAGCATTTGCTGTTGTTACAGCATCTGACTCTGCCTGATCAGCATAAGACTGGTATGCGGAAGTTATTGCTATTTCTCTTGTATCTGTATATGCCTTAGCATCTACTTCTGCAGCATCTGCATAATCTTCTAAATCAGAAACTGCACTTGCAAGTGCTGCTGCTGCAGTTGCTTCTGCGCCAGACTTGGCATTGTTAGCCTTTGTTGTGGCATCTGCTGCTGCTGTTGATATTGCATCTGCTTCTGCTTGATCTGCATATGCTCTAAGAGATGTATCTAAATCTGAGATTTCTTGATCTGTATAATCTCCTGCATCTGCGATTGCCTCACCCTTTGCGACAGCAACTTCTGCATCTGTTGCAAAAGATGAATTTAGAGTAATTGCAATATCGGCATTTGATGAACCATCAAAAGATACTGAACCTGTTGCATCTCCAGAAACAGAGATTGTACGAGCAGTCTCAAGAGTTGTTGCTGTATCTGCATTACCAGTTACATCACCAACAAGGTCTGCTGTAATTGTACCCGCAGCAAAGTTGCCTGAGCCATCACGCTTTACAACTGTGTTAGGGGTGTTAGCGGAATCTGAAGAACCGCCAATAAGACCAATAATATAATTTTGGTCATCTGTTTTCTTTGTAAGAATGTCATGGTTGTTGATGGTACCTGTTGTGCCTTCAACAATCAGACCATTCTTTACTTTAAAGTCTTTTGTGACTGTTGCCATTTTTTATCTCCTTATTTACGCCTTAAGTCCAATTCGTGCATAACGAACTGTGACTGGCTTAATTGCAGGATCTGGAGTAACTGTTAAAGCCACTGTATTTCCAGTCCTTGAGACGCTAATGGTGCCAATATTCCCATCGTTGTCTATTGTTCCATATTCGCTGACATTCACATTTGTGCCATCAACCAATAAGGTCAATTCTGTTGCATAGAATTTATTATCTCCTGCTGTTATCTTAGCAATAGAGACAATGTACTTAACCATACGCCATTCTGTGGCGTCAAAATTATCAATTACTGTAGGATTCTCAATACCAGTAATTGTATTTTCATTATTACCTCCTGAGCCAAGATCTGTTGAACGGGCTGAGGTTGAGTCAATTAAATCTTCATAGTCCTGTTGTGTAGGACGATCACCAGTTTGAAATTTGGTTTTTAGTGTTGGTACTGAGATTTTTGCCATGGCTTTATTATAACTCCCTTTTTATATTTTAAAGAATCCAGTTACTAAAACCAATAACTTGTAGTGGAATTGGCGGGGGATTAGATGCACTGTATCCTTCAATTTGTATAGATTTAAACCTTACCCTAAATGGTAGGTCATATTTGATAGTTATAGTTGGACTAATAAGTTTTACATGTTGAACAGAATAATCAATTGGCTTTATGTATTTTGTTTTATGCTGTAAGTTTGATAATGTTGCTGTTGCCATTAATCTGTTACATCTTCAAGAATCTTCATGCTACCCTGGCACACTGTCCAGACTCTTGTAGCATCAGATAACTGAATGTCAAAGATGTCTCCTGTTTCTAAAATAACTGATTGTTCAGAAGTCAACCAAACAGTAAACTCTCCAACTAAATCGTCTGCATCTTGTTCTGGATTTAATTCCATAACTAATGTTGCATCGTCCGTAATAATTCCAAGGTCTGCATTATTGTTGGGTCTTTTAATTTTCATATTAATAGTCCAGTCTGCAATAATCAATGCCTCTCCAGCATCGTCTACTACATAAACCTTAAAACCAGATGTGTCTCCACGAACTACAGTCCAAATAACTGTAGGTGGTTTTTCACCAATATCATAAGAAGATGCGGACCCACGAAAATTTGCCATACTGTGATTATATCATATTAGGCCAAACCAGCCTTCAATGCTCCCCATGTTCCATTACCCTTTGCTTGCACAACAATAACACCAGTTGTTGTTCCTGAAACAGCAACAATGCCAATTGCTCCACCTATTGGTGTATTTGTTAAAGATCCGTATTGATCTACATATAGAAGAGATCCTACAGTTCCCAAACCACTTGTATTAACATTTGTCAAGACTCCAGCAACAACTACTTCACCACTTGCAGCATTTGCTATTTCTGATTTTGTCAAACCAAGAAAAGGCTTTTCGTCTGATAGCCCTGATGTAAATAATGATATAGTTGTTTTATTATTTGTATGTCCCGTCGCATATACTGGTTTTGCTGAACCTATAGTTGAGCCTGAGTTATTTACTACCTTTACTCGTACATTTGATGCATCAAGAGAAGAAAGAGCCTCATCAACAGTATCTGCTAATTTTTTAATATCTCCATGAACATTGACAGGATCTGTTGATTCTGGATATTTTAAGTCATATTTGCTAGTTTCTTGTGCCATAGAAAATAATTATACCATGTTTGACTAAATGCCTCAAACTATGTTATACTAGGAAGTAATATGACACCCTTTAACAAGGTGTCATTATGTTTCTAAGGAGGAAACTATGATTAACTTTATGAATAATAATAGGCAAATCATTGGTACACTCAGCATATTGGCGATGTTTGGCGTTTGGTCAAATGCCGCTAATGCTTCTGAAAACCGATCAAACGATAGTAGCACTGTCGTGCTTTCAGAGACAATAGAGGCCACGCAAGTGGCCAAAAGTGTTTCTGAGGCTAAAGAAGATCAGTTAGAAAAATACAAAAATGCTGTAAATCTATCTGACACAGATCTTAAAAATCTACTACATTTAGTAGGTTTTAGGGGTCAAAAACTAAGAGAGGCTTGGGCTATTGCTAAGAAAGAATCTGGCGGTAGACCAATGGCACTCAACCTTAGTAAAAGAACTGGAGATAGTTCTTATGGCTTATTTCAAATAAATATGATTGGCGACCTTGGTCCTGAGCGTAGAGATAAGTTTAATTTGGCATCAAACTATGAGTTATTTAATCCAGTATTGAATGCTCAGGTTGCATTTCACATGTCAAATGGCGGTGAAAATTGGACTGCCTGGAAGGGCATTACACCAAGAACTAAGAACTTGATGGCACAATTTCCTAGATAGTTAATTTATATTAACTTATCTGTCCAAGTTTTTGGAGTTTTTTCAGTGATAAACTCCAGGGGTAAATGATAATTAAAATCTTTTATTCCCTGGAGTTTTATCCATTTTACCAACTCTTCTAAACCATCTTTTAAAGATACTGTTGTTTTATAATCCAATAGTTCTCTTGCTAAGTTTGCAGAGCAATTAGCGTGTTTGACTTCCTGTGGTCTACCGCTTACATAAATTGGTTCCAGATTAAACTTTAAGATTTCTGCAATTGTTTTTGCCAATTCATTAATAGTTATAAATTCTTCATCTGGGCCTATATTAATAATTTTTCCATTTGCAATATCTGTTTCACATGCCTTAACAATAGGACTAATAACATCATTTATGAAAGAAAAACATCTTTTTTGATTTCCATCTCCATAAATAATAGGCTGTTTGTTGGAAAGCATTCTGTTAATCATAATTGATGCAACATTTCTAAATGGATCATCGTATTTTTGTCTTGGACCGATAATGTTATGAGGAACTAAAATTACATAATCCATACCATGTGTTTCTGAAATATTTTTTACTAGTAGTTCTGCAGCATATTTTGCAATGCCATACGGATCTTGTGGCTGTGGTGTCATTATTTCAGTAAATGGAACCTCTGGCTGTGTTCCATATCTTGCCATAGAAGACATATGAACAAACTTTTTTACACTATGTTTAATCGAAGCACTTAATACTGTTGATGTAATCCCAGATGTATTTTTTGTAATTAGCGAGGGACTAAAAACAGATAAACCCTCATATGCTGTACATGCTGTATGTATAACTAAATCAATGTCTTTAAACATTGGCTCTATTGCATCAAAATCTGATAAATCTTGTATCCACCATACTGCACCTTTAGGAACATTGCTTTCATACCCGCCAACTAAATTATCAATGCCATATACATTGTGTCCTCTTTGTAAAAATTCATCTGCAAGATGACTTCCAAGAAAGCCTGCGATTCCAGTTATTAGTATATTCATTTACCAAAATTCCTTTGGAACTACTTTTTCAAAGTTTCCACTGTAGTAATGTTGAAGAATTAAACTAGATGTATCTTTGTATGTTGGCTCTAAATGCAACATAACCTCATTATCATCAAAATGCTTAACTGGATTTTCTTTATCTTTAAAATAATCAAATATTGCATACTGTACCGCCAGCCAATGCAGCAGTTCATGATCTCTGTTTGATAGTTTTGATTTATTATATTCTAGTGTATGGTTAACATAAAATTTAATATGATTTAAAATATCTTCAGTCGCAAGTTTTTTATTTAATAAAAATTGTCCATCATTTATTCCTGGCCACACATTTACCTTTTTCATAATGTCTTCACTGTTATCTGGCTTTGCCCATATACTATTTGTATTTCCA